CCCCATCATCCTTTCTGACTTATCGCATTATATCAGAAATTATTATGGGTTTTAGGAAACTGTAATCCTTTGACATTTTGTAAACGTCAAATCCTGCGCCTTGGCTAATTGATCTTTTTGTGCCACACTCTAAATGACACGAAAAAACTATTAGTTTTTTAGAGGAGGCTAAAGCGCATGGATCAATTAACTCACACTGTCCGCAGGTCGAACTGGATAAACATCATTCGGCAGTGCCAGGACAGACCGGCAGGTACTACGGCAAAGCAGTGGCTTGCTGAAAACGATATTTCTGAAAAATCTTACTATTACTGGCTCCGAAAGATCCGCCGGGAAGTCTGTGAACAGGAGGCGGAGCGAATCAAGGCGGAAGCAGCACGTATAGAAGCGGAGATCGAAAGGGTTGCTGCTGAGCAGGAACGTTCCACTTCCGAGATTGCCCGTAAGGATTCCGAGACGAAACGGACCGAGGCGGAAGCTCTTCGCGGAAGCAATGAATCAGAGCGACAAACTGCCGAAACAGAACGCAAGGAATCGGAAACGGTCCGTAAGGAAGCTGAAACCATACGCAAAACAAGTGAGAGTGAGCGAAATACATCTGAAAACTTGCGCAAGGAAGCCGAAACAGCAAGGATAGAATCTGAATCGTCTCGCGTTCAGGTAGAAGCCAGTCGGGTAAGGGCGGAACAGACAAGAACGGAAACAGAAGTTGAAAGGACGAAGGCCGAGAGCATACGCAAAGAGTCGGAATCAGTCCGTGTCGAGGCTGAATCGCTTCGTACTTTATCCGAAGAGCAACGTATCAAGGCCGAAGCCGTACGGGAAGCGGCTGAAATAGTCCGTGGAGTATCAGAAGAAGAGCGGGAAGCGGCGGAAGTGGTTCGCCAGAACCAGGAGGAAATTCGTCAAAGTCAAGAAACCAAACGGGAAACAAGTACAGAGATTTCTATTCAAAAAGCCAATGAGGCAGCTGATCGGGCCAACACTGCCGCCGAGGCTGCAGAAGGGATCGTTTCCGGTATTCGCCCTGATTGGCTCTCAGGAAAGGAATCGCCCAATTATATCAAGAACAAACCGGAGATCCCGACGTTGGAGGCTATCCCGGACGAAAATACATTGAGCTATGTCAATACCGACGGTACAACCATCAATTTTCGTATCGGCGATGAAGTACGTGTAGCGGAAGAAGGAGAATATGTGTTCTACCGGCTTTATGATCTTGCCGGGGGAAAAGCTTCGTGGAAGGAATCCGGCAGCGGTACAGCCTTGCCCGGTAATGTTTATCTGACAGGAGCCAATTATTACAATGAATCAGTACGAACGATAAAACAAGGATATTTGAGCAATGAGTAAGAAAGGTGCATTTATTTATCAACAGATCGAACAGACGACCGCCGAATGGGCCGATAACGTAACCGTCTATCCTGCATCAGTCTGGTTATTTGAACGTTTGGAAAACGGTAAATTCAACATGAAGCTGGCTGATGGCGTTCATACGTTTGCCCAGCTGCCGGCCGTCATGCAGGAGGTGAAGGTCACGGTTAAAACGAATGATGCCACGACCTATATCCTGACGATCACGACGGCTGAAGGTAAGTTCGACACCCCGAACCTTCGGGGAAACGATGCCCCGGTTCCTTCGATCGATCCGGAAACCAAGCATTGGAAAATAGGCGAAGAAGATACGGGGGTGGTAGCCGAAGGACAGGACGGGGAAAGCTACGACGACACGGAAATCAGGAACGCGCTGACAGCCTTGCAGCAGCAAGTCAACACGCTCGTTTCGGGTGACTCATCGAGTGCCATCGAATCGTTCAACGAGATCATTGCCTTCCTTGCCAGCGTGGAGGACACACAGACGTTGCAAGGGATTATCGCCGGGCTGAATCAGAGCATCGCGAATGTTCAGAACAGCATCCCGACCAAGCTCTCCCAGCTTCAGAATGACGACCACACGGTCAAGGATGCCGCGTATGTCCATACGGATAATAATTACAGCAACGAGGAGAAGCAGAAGGTAACCGATTCACTCCGCCTGAAGGAATACATCGACGTATCCAACATCGGGCAGCTTCCCTCTTCGCCGTATAACTTACGATTTGCCTACGCAGCAAACAACCCGGCAGCCATCAACTTTGCCGACATAAACAGTGTCCCGGAGATGCAGGAGTTCTATTTGTCGATTAAGAACAACACAGGCTCTACCATTACCCAGCCCATCCCGAACGGTTCAGGCTGGCAGTCGGACGAGGCAAGCATTGAGATTGAAGCCGGCAAGACAGCTGGCGTTTCGATTAAGAAAGAACACGGGATTATGGTTGTAAGGGTGTAAAAAGGAAAGGAGGTGAAAGATGAAGAGACGGGTGATGACGGGAAAAGATACCGAATCCGATTTTTCCAATCAGTGGAATGCTAAGTATTACTTTCCATTGAACGGTGATTCGTATGAATGTGTCAATGGGGTATTAGGCGAGCTAAAAAACAATGTACAATGGAAAGACGATAGCATTTTTACAGGAAATAAATCTGCGTATTTTATAAACGGTTCTGGAATTAGGATACCGACAACGGGATATGTAAAGAAAAACGCATATAGTATTTCCCTGTGGGCTAAAAAGTATAACGAATCAGTAGACCGATACGGAGGAATTATAGTAAGCCGAATAAAAGACGGAGAAGGATATGGACTTGAAATGAGGTATAAGAACATTCAAAATATTAATGATGGAATTAATATTACAACCAATAAATTCAATGTTTGGTGTCATTATGTGGTAACTTACGATAATAACACGATGAGTGTTTACGAAAATGCTACACTTGTTAAGACAATAAATGATCCATTCTACGAAGGTTCTCACTTCTACATAGGTCTGGATGATATATTTTTCACATCAGTAACCGAACGATCATATAATGGACTTATATGTGAAGTCTCCATATTTGAACGCATATTATCCAGAAGTGAGATAAATCAATTATACAATGGCGGTAAAGGATTAAAATTAAATTGATTATGCTATACATCCAAAAAGAAATCCAATTCTGGGAGACCGACGCTCCCCTTCCTGACTCCTACAAGGTAGGCACAATGGAAGAAGAATATAACGACGGCGCATATCTCTTGTTAGATGCCGAACAGGAACAGTTCCACACTGACCATCCGGAGGCAAGTCCGCTGGAATGTTGGCGGAAGGAACTCACTCCGGAACCCGAACCGGCACCGGAAGAAAAACTCTGGCGTGCCCGTGATGCCAAACGGCAGGAAATCTACGACAAAGACATCCATCATTATTATATTGATGAACAGGACGCATATGTCTCGAACACCCTGCAAGTGAAGGATAAGTGTGGCCGGCAGGAAGAAGTCGAAGTAGGCGGTCATCTTTACGCCTCGAATATCTTAACGGTTGCTCTTGACGAAATAGCGGACTATTCGGAGCAGTGCGCCAAGGTGACAGACGGCTTGCTATCCCGTATCGATGCCGCCCAAACAGCCGAGGAGGTCGAAGCTATCGTGGTAAAAGGCTATCCTGAAATGATCCATACAACAACGGCAGCCTTGCAAACTAAAGCAGATAAGGCAATCGCTAAATCCCCGGAAGCGCAGGCAGTGACCTTTGCCCGTGCGATGATGAACAGCGTGTCTCTCACAGCCAGCCAAGCGTTGGAGATGCAGGTCTTATTCCCCATTTGGGGTGAGAAAGATGCAGAGTTTGGCAAGGAAGTTGAAATAGGCTTCCGGCTTCGAGTAGTGGAAGGAGAAAGCGACACTTTGTTTGAAGTGATACAAAAGCACAAGCTGCAAGCCGACTGGAAACCGGGCATAGAAACTGCTTCACTGTATAAGATCGTTGAAGCTGAGCACGCAGGCACGCTTGATGATCCTATTCCATACGTGCAGGGTATGGCATTCGAGAAAGACAAATATTATGAACAATACGGTGTGATCTATCTCTGCATTCTGACAACCGTTACAGGTTATCCGAACGACTTGAAAGACTTGCCCACAATTGTACAGGAGGTAAAGCAATGAAACAGGTTATGTTATTAAAAGTTAAACGGGGGGGGGGGTAGAATGCTCTCTAAATAAAGAAGTTACGACCTCTTATCGTAAGAAAGGAGGGCGTAGATGAGACGGTCGATGATGGGACGGAAGAAGTTGCAGTTGTTCACCAAGAGGTTCTATCCTGCCGGGAATTATACCTGGATCGTACCTAAAGGATGTAGGGAGGTTGATGTGTTTCTTGTCGGAGGAGGGGGTGCAGGACATAATGGAAGCGGTGGAGGTGGCGGCTATACTAAAACCTTCAAAAAAGATACATCCGGATGGAGAGACGGTGATGCTATCTCTGTTGCACCGGGTCAGTCAATTCCGATAACAGTTGGGAAAGGAGGAATTGGAGGGTATTCTGAAGTTGCCCCCAACGGTGGATACTCTCAATTCTTAAATTCAAGTTATAGAGCTAATGGCGGAAATGGTGCGGGTAATGGTTATCCAGGCGGAAGTAATGCCGGAGCATATACTGGTGGCAACGGCGGAAGTGGCGGAGCAGGAGATGATTCAGATACGGCTAAAGCGGGTTCTGATGGATCTAACGGAATCGGCAGCCGCAATGAAAATGGCTCTCTCTATCCAGCTGGTTCCCTATATGGCGGAGGAAAGGGTCAAAGGCATACAACCCGCGATTTTGGCGAACCTACTGGGAAACGAAATGCCGGAGGTGGTGGTTCAGACAGAAATATAAATGGGGGCATGGGTGGAGAATCCGATTACGACAAAGGATGCGGAACTGGAAATGGCAATAGAAAAAGTGGCGGTTACGGTGGTGGCGGTTGTGGTACTTACGGTAACGGCGGTGATGGCACTGTCCTGATCCGCTATTGGGCTTACGAAGAATGATCTGCCGTTGAAAAAGATGAAACAAGATATTAACGACTAAAAAATAGGAGATAAAATCATGAGAAATAATTGTTTACAAATGTTAATGGGGGGGGGGGTAAACACCTCTTAACTCAAGTATCTGACCGACTTTCGGTGGAAAGGAGGTTGGTATGATAAGATCGATGATGGGACGGAAGAAAGTAGACAAGAATACTTTGCTGTTGCTACATTTTGATGGATCATTGAAAGATGAAGCCTCAGGCAAGCCTTATGTTGGTAGTAATATGTCCTATGTAGTGGGAAAATTCAAGAATTGCGTTTCGTTTTCAGGAAACGGGTATGTAAAGATAAGTGGAACGAATGCCATAAACGAGTCCCTATATCCAAACTATACCGTCGATTTTTGGATTAAACTGAAAAGTGGTGTGAAAAACGGTATAATGTCAAAAGGCGTTGCTTATGGAAGTTACAGCTTTGATATAATGGAGGAATCTGACGGACGCATTTTCTTTGGACTGCAGTATGGTGGAACCCGAGGGGATGCAATATGCTATTTTACGATGCCACGGGATCAGTGGGTTCATCTTGCGATCGTCAGGTCACAATCTCGATATTGGAAAGTGTATGTAAATGGAGTGTATGCGTCTGGTTTCACATCAACGATGGTTTCAGGGTACTATAGTTCTTTAATGATCGGAAAATATCGAGATTATGGATTGTATCTGAACGGTATGATTGACGAGTTTCGCATCAGTAATATTGCCCGTTGGACATCAAACTTCACTCCGCCTGCAAGGCCGTATTAATAAATTAGTGACACTGTCTTTGGGCTGTCACAGCAGAAAGACAGCAAATGTATATTCAGAAAAAATTATTGATAATCGCCAACCCCAGGTTGGGTATTTTCTTTTAAAACAAATGGAGATATAAAATGTTCGGTGGCGAAAGAATAATAAAACAGCCTCCAGGCTATCACAGATTGGAGGCTGTAAAAAAAGAAAATTAGGGGGACCGAGGGTCTCCGGAAACAAAGTTAAACAATAAAGTTTGAAAATCATGTTATTATTAATTATTTCTTTTTTGGTTATCGCAGCTTATACGGCAGCAGTTTGTATAAAGGCAAAAGGTGTACCTTACTCTATCAGTGCAACTTATTACAAACTGGAACACGATCACTGGTTTATGGCTACAATGTGGCTGACTGCCGGATTGTTGATGCCGGCCGTGCTGGAAGTAAGTAAGCCGGGCACAGAATGGCTGGCATTCTTAGCTTGTGCCGGTATGTTCTTCATTGGGGCTGCTCCAAACTTCAAGGATATCGTCGAGGGGGGCATACACAAAATGGGGGCTATACTTTGCCTTGTGAGTTCGCAGGCTTGGGTAGCCTGTAACTGTCCGTGGTGTTTGATGGTTTGGATAGCGTATGTGGGTTATACCGTGGCCATGATGGTGCGAAATGAAAACGATAGCATTATATCGGATTTTCTGTACACTAAACCGATGTTCTGGATCGAAGTTGCAGCATTAACAAGTACCTATCTGTCACTTTTAATTTTAGCGTAAGTATGGAACGTATCATTCATTTGAACATTACCCAGGATATAACGCATGGGACTACTATTATTTTTATCTGTGCTATCTTGACAATCGTAGCCTCGTTCATTGACATGTGGACGGGACTGGATGCAGCAAGGGTGAATAAAGAACCTATTTCCAGCCGGTCGCTTAGGAAGACAATTGCCAAGATCGTAGATTACCTGCGAGTAGTCCTCTTTGCTGTCTTGATTGACGTGTTGGGGCTGTTTTTCCCTTGGTATGCCATCCCTTATTGTGTGATCGTGGTTACTTTGGGAATATTACTTATTGAAGGACGATCGGTTGTGGAAAATAGCAAGAAGAAGAAGGCTCATGCCGGGGAAATTGCCGATATCGTAGAAAGGATCGTTCAATGCGCAGTATCGAAAGATGCGGAAGAACTGATTAAGATTATCAAAAATTCAAGTAATAAAGGAGATAAATAATATGAAGAAGAATAATTTGCCGAGAGGCTTAAGAAATAACAATCCCGGAAATATCCGGATCAATGGCGACTTATTTCAGGGCGAGGTGAGACCAAGCAAGGATAAGTCATTTAAACAGTTCGAAACGATGGCCTACGGCTACCGGGCGATGTTCGTAATCTTACGGAATTATATCCGCAATTACAAACTGGACACCATCCGCAAGATGATTAGCCGGTGGGCCCCGACAAACGAGAACCATACGGAGAATTATATCAGGGTGGTGGCGGAAAGAAGCGGTATTCCGGCTGACGAGCCTGTATATCCTGAGAACAGAGAGATAATGATTCGCATTGTCGCTGCTATGTCTTATGTTGAAAACGGCGTAGAAGCCGATATGCCGGATGTTATAACAGGATGGATTTTGCTATGAGACTATTATCTATTATTATAGCGTTTATTCTTTTTAAATGGCAAAATAGTATAGAAAAGGGAACTAATGAGTATACGGAATGGATGAACGATATTAGAGAAGATATATCAGATAATGTGACTTCGAGTATTGAAATTAATAGTTTGGATGAATGGAATTCTTTTGTTAACTCAGTTTATGAAGGCTTGAACTATGAAAATTGTAAAGTTATATTAAATACAGATATTGATTTTAAAGGAAGGTATATACGTGGGTGTATAGGATCATATGAAAATCCATTTAAAGGCATTTTTGATGGGAACAATCATACTATAAAAAATATAAATATTTCATCAGGAACAGAATTTGTAGGATTGTTTGGATATACACAAAATGCTGTAATAGAAAATTTGATGATTTTAAATGGAAATTTATATAGTAATTCGGCGATTGCAACGGGAGGAATTGCTGGATATTCAGAAAATGGAACCATTTTGAATTGCAGGTTTGATGGAACAATAAATATTAAAAGTGGTGATGTGGGAGGAATTGTAGGAAATAATTTATCAGGATTGAGTAATTGTAAAACAAATGGAACGATAAATAGCGTTTATCGGGGCGCAGGCGGGATTGCTGGAGATAATAAGGGAACGATATATCATTGTGAAAATAATATATCAATTTATAGAAAAAATTTAACTTCTGAAGCAGGTGGAATTGTAGGATATAATTGTAATTTAATAGAATCGTGTGTAAATTATGGAAACATAAACGGAGGAGGGGTTGTCGAATGGAATAGGGGAATTGCGCAAGTTAGGGAATGCTTTAATTTTGGAAATACATATGCTGGAATTGTAAGTACGAATTCCGATAATGGTGTGATAGAACAATGTGTGAATTATGGAAAAGTATTTGGTCGCTATGCTGCGGGTATTGTTGCTTTTGTTGGACAAAGTAATGAAAAAGATAATTATGGAAATAAAGTTGAGGGATGTTTATATTTAAATACGATATGGATGCCTCCAATTCGGAAAAAATCAGCAATACAGGGGATAGTAACAAATAATTTTAGCATACACGAAATTTCTGCAAACGGAAAACAAAAGATTGTATTTATGCTAAAAAGAAAACAATATAGTAAAGCATATCAATATTTATTGCTAAAAGAGCAAATGACAAGAAAACAAAGAGGAATAGAGATATTATCAGGTATTATAGCCAGTTACTTAGTAGGGGATATGGTTTGGCTGATTCCACCACTTGTTAGAAATTGTAAAAATTATGAAGAGGCAATTCGGCAAAAAAAATGTGGTAATTATCATAAAGCTTTGTTGCTTTTTGAACAAATTATAAAATATAAAGACAGTAGACAATATGGTGCTGTATGTCTAAAAAAATATATTAAGTGGGGAATAAATAATCAAAAGAATATTTTTATAGGAGTATGTAAAAAAAAGCCTATTGAGTGGATGTTTATCGCATCAAATTCAGGCATTTATACATTTCTTGCCAGAGAAGGTTTATTTACAGAATGTATTCAAGCCTCAGATAAAGAAATTTGTGAATGGAAAGATACAGAATTGTTTGAGACGTTAAATGGTACATGGAAACGAGAATGTTTTAATGAGATAGAGCAGTCTGTAATCTGCGAGATTTCTCTTATGACAATAGATGAGGTGAATAAATATTTGAATAAAGAACAAAAAAAATGTGAGGCAATATGTTCACTTGACAAAGCATTGGGAAATACCAAATATGTATATTGGTGGATTTGTGACAATAAAAAAATAAAGAACAATAAAATGCCGTTGGTAACATCAGAGGGGTTGATCAGTACGAGAGGAAAAATACTTAGCTTTCCAAATTTAGCAGTTAGACCAGTGCTGAAAGTGATATTAAATAAATGAACAAACTAAAAAAAATAGTAAGCTTGGTAATGAAATATTTGATAGGTATTCCGTTGAGTATTATATTTTTAATAACTTTTTTAAAAAAAATAGATAATGCAGCACCATATTGTCTAC